GTTGGGCAGGCGGTGAAGATAGTGAAACAAGTTTTTCTCTTTATATAAAGAAGTAAAAAATAAAAAAATAATAAATTAGATATGAGCATAAATAGAAACAATCTTCACTATCTTCACTCGGACGAAGCGGTGCGCTTTGATAAGTACAAGGCGTTGTACAAGAGGTTCATTGATGGGACGAGGTGGATCAACGACAAGATGTCAAAAGGTATTAATGCAGATCAGGACAAGGCAGACTTCAATCGTTTGGTTGTTGAGCCCATGGACGCTATGTGGGCTGGCTTCACAGATGAGGAGAAGGACTATTGGCTTAAGGTAAGCGATGCAGTACGCATCTTTAACGGAAGGATTGTGTGATGGAGAAGATATTTCCTTTGGTGTTGATCGTGCTCGATTTGTTAGCGGCATGTGTCTATGGATGGCAGGGCGACGTGCGCCATGCAGTCTATTGGCTGAGTGCGGGGGTGCTGACTGTATGCGTGACGTTTTAGTTTTACGGGTCCTTGGAAGGGGGTGTCGGCCGCGGGTCGGGCGAGGCGACCGCCTTCAGTGATATTGGTTTTTCAAAATGTCGTGTCGTGGTCGTAAAGGGCATTTTATGGGTTAGGGGCGGGAAACGCTCGGAAAGGCGCACCCCGTCGTTAAAACAGGGCAAGAACAGGTCAAAAATGGAGGTATGTCGATGGCAAATATCAATGTAAAACCGGACATTTGCGATGTCCGAATGTCCGATATAAGACCGGCACCGTATAACCCGAGGGAGATATCCCCGGAGTCACTTGCTGGGTTGCGGCAGTCGCTTGAAAAGTTCGGAATGGTTGATCTTTTGGTGGTCAATAAACGCAATATGCACATCATTTCAGGACATCAGCGGTTCAAGATTCTGCAGGAGGAGGGTGTTGAGAGCGTTGAGGCGATTATGGTTGATGTGGATGAGGTGACTGAAATGGCCATGAACGTCACGCTTAATTCGCAGGAAGTCACCGGCCGGTGGACAGCGGCGTTGATTCCTCTTTTGGAAAAGTTAAGGACAGAGGACTCGGAAGGATACCTTGCGCTTCGCATGAAAGAGTTGCGTCAGCAGGTAGCGGATTTAGAAATCGAGAATATGGGGACTGGAAAGACCTTGCCGGACGATATTCCCGAACCGCCTAAAGAGGCAATTACGAAAAAAGGCGATCTTTGGATTCTTGGCGAGCATCGGCTTTTGTGCGGGGATAGCACGATCGATGAGGATGTGGCGCGGTTGATGGATGGACAGAAGGCGACGCTATGGGCTACGGATCCACCGTATTGCGTGGACTATACCGGCGCGAATCGTCCTAACGGCGGCCGTGATTGGTCGAATGTTTATCACGAGATTGATATTCCAGACGCTGTTGATTTCATGCGGAAGTTTTTTACGGTCGGGCTTAAGCACATTCACGAGAATACGGCTTTGTATTTATGGCATGCGTCAAAGCGGAAGTCGGACATCGAAGGTGTGTGCAAAGAGCTGGGGATTCTTATCCATCAGGAAATTGTTTGGGTTAAGCCGTGTGTAATTCTTACCTACTCATTTTATTCATGGCGGCATGAACCGTGTTTGCTCATGTGGGTAAAAGGCAAGCGACCGGAATATAAACCAAAGAACAAGTCAATCGGAAGCGTTTGGACGATTGACTTCTTGCGTTCAGGTGATCCAGCGACGCCCGAATATCACACCGATGTTTGGGAACTTGATTGGGAAGGTAAGAAGCGCAATCCCGGTCTTGATCACCCGACTGTTAAGCCTACTGAAGTTTTCGCAATTCCAATGCGGGTGCATACGACACCGGGTGATATCTGCTATGAGCCATTCAGCGGGTCTGGATCGCAAATCATCGCGGGTGAGCGCTTAAACCGGCGAGTGTTCGCAATGGAGTTGGAACCAGTCTTTTGTGATGTGGCGGTGCGGCGTTGGGAAGAATTTACAGGGAAGAAGGCAATATTAAATGGCTGATCAGAAACAAAACTTGGCTGATATCGCGCGGAAGAAGCGGCACTTGCATTTAATCGAAAAAATGCAAAGCCGCAATCCATTGAGCAAATCTGAAATTATTGAGATCGAGCAGTTCGAAGCAGAGCCGCTTGCGCCCTCTGTTGTCAAGACCATGGAGGAAGTCGCCAAGGTTATGGACGTTTCGTATCGCACCGTCCAGCGGTGGAAAATTGATGGCATGCCGACAACGGAAGAAGGTTTTTATGACCTCGATAAGATTAAAGAATGGCATACGCTTCGCAATGAAGACAGCTTGAATGAGTTCAAGGATCGTAAGGAGTATTGGGAGGACAAGATTCTCGAATATAAGGCGACGATGCTTGAGCTTGAGTTGAAAAAAGCGACAGGAGAAGTTGTTTCAAGGGAGGAAGTTGAAAAGGGTCGGGTTGCCCGGATCATGATGATTAAGCGGGAGTTTTTGTCTTTACCGCGAATCATGGCGCCCAAGCTTGCGATGCGTGAGCCGCGTGAGATCGAAGCAGAACTTTACGAAGTCATAAGCATAATTATTGATGACTTTTCAGGAGTGAAAGATGCTGTTGAAAACGGAAAAGGAAATGCTGAGCCAGTCGGAACGTCAGGCATGGATGAGGCCGCTTCCGATAACGGTGAGCCAGTGGGCGGATCAGTATCGGATTCTTAATACGATCACGTCTGCAGAGCCGGGGCGGTGGAAGACAGGTCGGACGCCGTACTTAAAAGGTGTCATGGATGCTTTCACGGATCCTTTGGTGGAAGAAATTACTGTTATGGCGGCTTCGCAGGTTGGCAAGACCGAGGGCATGTATAACATGCTTGGGTACCTCATTGATCAGGATCCGGGCCCTACGCTGATGGTTCTGCCGCGTGAAAGCGACGCAAAGAGCGTTTCCTATAACCGCGTTCTTCCAATGATTGAAGGTGCCGGTGTTTTAAGATCGCACATCAATGAATTATCCGATGATATCACAAAGCTCGAATATCATTTAGACCGTATGATCCTTTATTTCGCTGGATCGAACAGCCCCGCAGATTTGGCATCCCGGCCGATTCGTTATTTGTTTTTAGATGAGGTTGACAAATATCCGAGATTCTCAGGGCGCGAGGCTGACCCGATTAAGCTGGCATCTGAGCGGCAGAAAACTTTTTGGAATAAAAAGACAGTTAAGGTTTCGACGCCGACAACCCGGGATGGATATATCTTCCGTGAATATGACAGGTCGGATAAACGCAAATATTACGTTCCATGCCCTCACTGTGGAAAGTATCAAGTTTTTGTTTTTGGTCAGATTAAGTGGCCGAACACTGAGCGGTCGGCTGAGAAAATAAAGAATGAGCGGCTCGCTTGGTATGAATGCGTGTATTGCAAGAGCCGGATTGAAGATTATCACAAGAATAAAATACTTCCTCGGGGGCAGTGGGTGCCTGAGGGCGCGGACATTGATGATGACGGAACTATCACAGGCGATTTTATAAAAAGCAAGCACCGAGGTTTTTGGATCAATTCACTTTATTCGCCGTGGCTGACGTGGAGTGATATCGCTTCGGAGTTCTTGAAGTCAAAAGATTACATCGAGCTACTGATGAATTTCGTCAATTCATGGCTTGCCGAGGTTTGGGAAGAAAAGATTGAGGAGACGACGGTTGACAAGGTTCGTAATTTATCGAGGGATTATGACGCTGGTATTGTCACGGAAGATGTTTTTGTTCTGACCGCAGGCGTGGACGTCCAGAAAGATCATTTTTATTACGTCATTCGAGGGTGGGGTTATTGTGAGGAGTCGTGGCTTATTAAGGCAGAGCGGGTTGAGTATTGGGAGGATATTGTTGATCGTCTGTTCAAGACTGAATATAAGCGCATCGGCAGTGAAGAAACGTTATCGGTTTACTTGACGTGCATCGATTCTGGATACCGAACAGATGAGGTATATCAATTTTGCCGGTTTTGGCATGACAAGACAAAATCAATTAAAGGTCAGGAAGAATTAACAGACGGCAGATTTTATCGGGCAACAAAAATTGATATTAATTCTCGCACGGGAAGCGTAATTCATAACGGTCTTGTTTTGTGGAACATCAACACGATGCAGTATAAGGACAAAATTAATCGGCTGGTGAACTCGAAGGATCCGGTTAAATGGCATTTATTCAAAAATGTATCGGATGAATATCTCTCTCAGTTTACCGCAGAGCACAAAGTTTTGATTAGGAATAGGAACACCGGCGCGGCCAAAGAGGTTTGGCAGAAAAAGAAAGAGGCGATTGCGAATCATTATCTCGATGCGGAAGTGTATGCGGTTGCCGCGGCGGATATTATTAGGGCTTTGAACATTAGGCGCGAGGAAGGCGCGAAACAACGTGTGGTCGATGATCAGCTTAACGCAAAACAATTTTGGATCAGAAAGCGGGAAGGATCTTGGTTGTAATGGGAAGATGGCTCGAACGAAAAAGGGAGTGGCTTAGAAATGAAAATACCAGCGAACGTCCTGTTGGAAGGCCGAAGGACGAGAGCCTTGATTATGGAGTTGTATATATTCCGATTAGGTGCCCGAAATGCAACAGCAAAGACACGCGTTGTTATGCGAGCCGCCCGCCCATTAGATATCACGTCTGCAATGTTTGTAAATGTAATTTTAAATCGGTAGAGCGGGAAAGTGAAAAATGAATTTGTCTATTTTGTGGTAACGACCCCATTGTCAAAAGATACAGTTCAGGTAAAATTGAAGTAGAACATTTATAGCGGGACAGCTGATCACTGTTGCCGCGCCCAATAAGCAGTAAAAGCCATCTCCAGCATGCTGGCCGGAGATGGCTTTTTTATTGGGAAAAAGGAGGCATATGAGTTCACCGTCGAAACAAGAAATGCTCGAGAACGTTGAGAATGCGATCAACGCGCGTATTACCGGCGGCGCGGTGCAGGCGTATTCGATCGGAGGCCGCAATCTTCAGTATGTGCCGCTTTCTGATCTCTACAAGTTGCGGGATCAATTAAAGCGTGAGATTGCAAGTTCTGGCGGCACGACGACCTATGCCTCATTTGGGAATCCATCATGAAAAAAACTTTTACTGACTCATTAGCTGGCGGTCTTGACGCTTTTATTTCGTTCTTCTCTCCGCGCGCGGGGCTTAAGCGGCGCATGTATCGGGAAGCGATTAAGGTTTCAGACAGGTTCAGCGCGTATCGGGGCGCATCCCGGGATCGGCTTCGTTCATCGTGGCTTCCGGGTGGCGGTTCCGCAGACGAGGACTTATTGCCTGAGCTTAAAGACATCCGGGAGCGTAGCCGCGATTTAAATCGCAACGATGCTCATGCGTCAGGCATTACCTCCACCATGACCACCAATGTGGTCGGCTCAGGCATTCGTCCTCAATCGCGTGTCGATATGGAGGTTCTTGATATCACCGATGATCAGGCAAACACATTTCAAAAAGACGCTGAACGAGTTTGGAAGCGATGGGCCCCTTTTGCTGATGCGGGATATCGTATGGACTTCTACGAGATTCAACAGTTGGTCGATCGGCAGATTCTTGAGAATGGCGAGGCGTTAATCATTCCGATGATGCTTAAGGATCCAGTACGGCCGTATTCACTTGGGCTTCAGGTGATCGAATCAGACCGGCTTGATACGCCGCCCGATCGGCGCGGTGATAAGTCAGTCAGGTCGGGAGTGAAGATCGGTGAGAAGGGCGAGCCAGTTTCATATTTTATACAAAAGACTCATCCCGGAGATGTGAGGTATGCCAAGCGCGAGGAAAGAGTGTTTGTCGAGATTCCGGCGTTTAACGATTACGGTAGGCGGAATGTTTTTCATCTTTATTACGTTCAGCGGTCAGGTCAGACAAGAGGCGTTCCGTTCTTTGCGCCGGTGATCAATTATTTCAAAGACCTTGGGGAATATGCTGAGGCGGAGCTTGTCGCGGCACGGATCGCGGCTTGCTTCTCACTATTTATCACATCTGAGGCATCGATGGATGTGTCTGCGAGCGGTGCGTATGACCGCAGTCCCGCAGGTCAGCTTATTGAGAGTTTAGAGCCGGGTATGATCAAGCACCTTATGCCGGGTGAAAGTATCACGTCGTTTAATCCTCAACGTCCGGGATCGAGTTTCGAGCCGTTTGTTGAGCGCATTTTAAAGGCTATATCAGCGGCGTTAGGCTTGCCCTATGAGCTTGTGGCAAAAGATTTTTCAAAGACAAATTATTCCAGCGCGCGGGCGGCACTGCTTGAGGCAAGGCGTTATTTCAAAATGCGGCAGGAATGGTTATCGCGCAAACTTTGCCAGCCGGTTTGGGAGATGCTTCTTGAGGAGGCGTATTTAAGAGGCGAAGTCAGAGCGGATACGTTTTATGAGAACCAGCGTTACTGGACGAATGCGTCATGGATCGCGCCGGGTTGGGAATGGGTGGATCCGCTTAAAGAAGCGCAGGCGGCTGAGGTTGGTTTAAGAAACGGCATCGTGACGTATTCCGATCTTTATGCACAGTCAGGTAAGGATTGGGAGGAAAGTTTCGATCAGCGCAAGCGTGAGCAGGCGAAGCTCAAAGAATTGGGGATAGAGGTGAACAATGGAAGCAACGCAAAACAAGGACAGCAAGCGGCCGGTCAAGAAACGCCGCAGGATACGGCTGGGGAACAGACAGCAGATGTCAATGCCAGTTGAGTTTGATGTTTCTGTTAAGCGGCCGGAAGGGGTGAAAGATGGCGAATAAAGATATTTATTTTCGCGCGGACATTGCCCGGGGCGGCGATGTGAGGGTTAACCGCAAAGACGAAATCATCGCTGGCTTCGCGGTTGTCACTAAGGGTGTTACGCATGATGAAAGGGGGGAGTTCGATGATGTAGCTTTGGATTCGGTTGTTGAGTTTGGCAATCAGTCGAAGGGCGGGATCAAATCTCGGTTCGGTCATCCGAATATGTCGAGCACTGCGCTTGGCACGTTTTTGGGACGGACAAAGAACTTTAAGCGTGACGGTGATGTAGTGCGGGCTGATTTACATATCGACCCCACAGCTCATGAGACGCCGGATGGAGATTTAGCAGGTTACGTTATGAATCTCGCGGAAAGTGATCCCGGGGCGTTTGGTTCTTCGATGGTTATTCACTGGGAAGAAGAATCCCGCGAGGAGAAACAAGCAGACGGTAAGGAATTACCCCCTCTAATCCGCGTGAAGAAACTTATGTCAGTGGATGTGGTGGATGATCCGGCGGCGAATGACGGACTTTTTGGATCGCAGTTTTTCTCTGATGGGGTTAAACCCTCAGCCGAGATTACAGCGTTTCTGGATAAGTTTCTTAACCAGCCGGAAGCGGTGGAAAAGGTAATCGCTTTTTTAGAGCGATATGGATTTAACAAGGCAACAAAAAGAAAGGACAAGTCTATGTTTGAAGAATTGACGTTAGAAAAGTTAAAAGCTGAAAGGTCTGACCTTTATAACTCTGTTCACGCGCTCGGGGTTGATGAAGGAACGAAGAAAGAGCGCGAACGGGGAGTGGCAATCCTTAAAAAGTCAAAAGCGTTTAAGGACATGAACGATCTTGCGCTTGAAGCGGTTGAAAGCGGTTTGACGATTGAAGGCGCGACGATCAAGTTTCAGGAAAAACAGCTTGAGGGTTTACAGAAGGCTTCAGTGCCGCCGGTGGGCCCTGATCTTGATGAGGATCCGGCGAAGAAGCCAGTCACTCATCTTGAAAAGGCAAAAGCCTACAAGCAAGAGCATAGTTGCAGTATGACCGAGGCATTACTTAAAACCGCAGACAAGAGGAAATAACCAAGGAGGTTTGAAATGTCACAGTATAACTTAGGTTCAAAAGCATTTGTTGCAGGTGAGGCTCTCGAAGTTAACCGTAGGGTGAAGTTGAGTGCGGGAAGCGGTACGCAAGTCGAATATGCGGATGCCGGGGAAGCATTTATCGGCATTACAGCGGCCAAAGCGGCATTGGGCGAGATGGTTTCCATTGATCTCAAGCATACAGGGAGGACGTTCAAGATGGAAGCTAACGGCGCGATCGCTGTTGGTGGAAGTTTCTATGGCGCATTAGACGGCAAGATCAGTGCGACGGTGAGCGGTTCCATTCAGGGCAGGGTTCTGGAAGCGACAGCCGCCGATGGCGAAATCGTCGAGTGCATTCTTTTGTAATTAACGGAAACTAAAAAATCAGGAGGATACCATGGGAGTTGATTATTCAGGGACAAGAGCAGTGCCGAGGCTGGAGTTAGGTGAGGCGGCCTTGGAGTTTACGCAACAGCAAAACGAGTTCATCGGGACTCAGGTGCTTCCGATCTTCGGGACAAAGAAGAAATCGAGCATCTTCCCGGCAATCACTCGTGAAAGCATCACCCGCGAAGCCGATACCAAGCGGGCGCCCCGCGGTAATTACAACCGTGACGGTTTCTCGGCCAAGGACAAGCAGTACAACTGCGAGGAATTCGGCCTTGAAGGCGCGTTGGATGACGGCGAAAGAACGCTTTACGCTTCTGACTTTGACGCGGAGTTGACGACCGTTCAGATCATCACCCGCAGAGTTTTGCAGGCGCAGGAGCGGAGAGTCGCGGGTCTTGCGTTTAACACGACCATATTCACCGGCGCCCAGCTTTACACGGACAATTCGGCAACGCCTTGGACGAGCGCGTCTACTGACGTTATCGCTCAGGTTCGCGCGATCCGTGAGAAAGTCCGAGCCAATAGCGGGCTTGATCCGAATACGCTGATTTTCAGCAAGGCGAATCTTGACCGTCTGCTGAATAACAACGTCATTAAGGACTCGATCAAGTATGTGGCACGGTTGACCGAGGCGGAAATATTGAATGCTCTTGCCGATCTTTTGGGGATTCAAAAGATTCTTGTCGGCAGAGGCATTTATAACACCGCCAAGGAAGGCAAGACGTTCGTAAATGGCGATATTTGGAACGCCTCTTACGTTATGGCCGCTGTAATCGGTAATCCGAACCGTCTTTCCGATCCGAGTGTTGGAAGGACATTCCTTTGGAATGCCGATAGCCCCGAGAACGCAACGGTTGAGCAGTACCGCGATGATGCGTCGCGTAGCGACATCTTCCGCGTGCGTCAGCATGTGGATGAAATCATCATCGATCCGTACTTTGCTCATCTGATGAAGGTAGCTTAAGGCGAGTAATGGGGGATCCTCTTTTTGAGGGGATCCCCCCTATGCCTTTGGAGGAATGATGAGTTTTAAGACCCAGTTAGCGCAGGATGCCACGCAGGCGTTTCTTAATCCGCTGGAGTTCGCGGAGGACGTGACTTATACGCCTAAGGCCGGAGTGCCGAAAGCGATTAAGGCCGTCATTAATCGAAAACGCTTGGATCCGGCGTATGAAGATACCGGCCGAACGCTTATTAATCAGGCGGAATTGTTTGTGGCCAATGACGCTGTTGCTGGCGTCGTCTCGATCAATAAAGGCGGGGACGTGGTGTCGTTTTCTGAAACGATTGGCGGTGCGGCTATCAGCTGGATTGTTGCGGATATTTTAAACCAAGACGAAGGGATCTGGCATTTACTGGTGCAGAAATGAGCGAATTAACTGTTGAGATAAACACCAAGAATCTTGACCGCGCGCTTCGGCTTTTCCCGAAAGACTTAAAGTTCGAGATTGCCGACGGGATGGATCATATCAGCCGGAAGTTCTTGAAGATATTTCGACAGGAGAGATTGCAGGGGCCTCCGGGCATTCGCGGCAGGCCGCACGGTATATTTACGCATTTCAGCCGGGCAAGCCTTGTTTCTCAGGATATCGAAGGCATGGGCATGGTGATTTTCTCAGATTCCAAGATCGCGCGCATGCATGAAGAAGGGGCAACGCTTAAGAATCAAAGCGGCGGGAAGCTCGCGGTTCCGCTCTCGGCAAGGAAAGAGCTTTTTACTTCGGATGGCAGGCTTAAAAAGCAATACCGTCAGCCGCGTTTACTCAAGAACGTGGTTCCCATTCAGTTAAGGGGCAAGACGTTCTTGGCCAAGATAAAAAAGAAATTACGGCAGATTTTACCGCTGTTTGTTTTGAAGAACAGCGTGCGGATAAGGCCGAGGCTGATGTTCTACAAGACATGGGACGACTTGCAAAACGAACGGATCAATATTTTGAACAAGTCTATCGAGAAAGCGTTGAGCAAAACATGACGGTCAGAGAAAGCATTTTAGAGAATTTACGCACGACACTTTCCGGAGTGACGATCGCTAACGGGTATCACAACGATATTCAAAGCGTTCAGCGGTGGAGACAGTCCGGCAATTCGCTTCTTAGCGTGCCGTGCATTGTCATTAACGCCGGGCCTGAGGAAAAGAACCCCGCCCCGAATCCGTTTATGACGTGCCGGTTGACGGTTTATTTGGATATCTGGACAAGGCAGGACGCGGCAGATATGCAGGCGACCGACACGATTTTGAACAGTCTTTTGGGTGATATCGAAAAGGCAATTATGCAGGATATCACTCGTGGCGGGTTTGCGAAGGATACGAATATCAAATCGAATGTTTTATTTGAAACCTTGGAAGGTCAGCCGCAGGCAGGCGTGGTTATGGAATTGGAAATTATTTATCAGCATAAACAGGATGACCCCGAGGTTTCGGGATAAAGGAGGAAAGTCATGTTAACGCGAAAAAGACAGCTTGCCGCCAAGATTGAAGCGGTTGAGGGTACCGCTGAAACACTCGCGGCCGCTGACGCAAAGTTGTTGGTTTATAACCCGAAGGTGAGTTTTGATGTTTCGATGTTCGATCGCAATCCCGCTCGTCCGTCATTCTCGAATATTGGTAAAACGCCGGGTAAGCGCACAGCCGGTATTTCATATCGTTTGGAATTAAGAGGATCTGGCGCGGCCGCAACGGTTCCTGAGTGGGGCAAATTGCTTCAGGCGTGCGGCTTTGGAGTAAGTGCGCTTAAGTCCATGAATATCGGGGCGATCACCAACGGGCCCTTTCAGCATGGAGAAACAATTACCGGCGGCACATCCGCGGCCAAGGGCAGGGTGGTTATCAATACCGCAAACGGCGCGACTGCGGTCATGTTCGTCGTGGTTTCCGGAACGTTCGTGAGCGGTGAGGTTATTACTGGCGGCACATCTACAGCGACCGCGACGACTTCATCTGTACCTGCAACGATCGGCAACGAATTCAAGCTCATTTCGGATAACATTCCGTCTTTGACGCAAGGCAGTTATGAGGACGGTGTTAGAAAACTCATCAAGGGATCACGCGGCAAGGTGAAGTTAGGTTTTAAGTCCGGAGAGCCGGTCATGATGGATCTCGATTTTCAGGGAGTCGAGGCAGGGGTTACGGATACAGCCTTTTTGGCAAGCGTCACTTATGAAAGCACTAAACCGCCGGTATTCATGAACGCGCTTTTTTCGGTGGACGCATATTCGGCCAAGATAGGCGAGATGGATATCGATATCGGGAACAACTTGGCAGTCCGAGATGATGTCAACGATGTGCGTGGTGTCATGTCGTTTGCTCTCACTGGCCGCAACGTCACCGGTTCATTTAATCCGGAGATGGTGGCAGTGGCGACTTACGATTTTCATACTAAATGGTTCTCAGGCATAGAAATGATCATTGATTGCACGATCGGCTCAGTGGCAGGAAATAAGTTTAGGATTTACGTTCCCAAGGCGCAGTACACGAAAGTCGAGGATGAAGATAGGGACGGGCTTCAGTTAGCAAAGAGCGCATTCTGTCTTAATGGATCGGTCACGCCGGGTGACGATGAAATCACAATCTTGGCACTTTAACGAGGAGGATAAAACATGCTTACAGGGATAAATATTTATGAAAGCAAACCTTACAAATCGAAACTGGATTCTGACGCGGGCAATCCTACTGTATTTAATCTTGGTCTTCTTGATTCTCATTTAAGAGCGTTCATTGAGGATCAGACGACCAGTTTTGAGTTCAGTTCAAAGAACCCGAAGGATCCGGCCAAGGCTAACATCAACGCTTCAAAGCGCAACCTCATGGTTGTGAAGTTCGGGCTTAAAGGGTTAGAGAATTTTCTCGATCCGCGGGATAAGAAGCCGGTCAAGTTTGACACTGTATCTATGCCGGTGAATGGCAAGAATTACAACGTCTTGTCGGACGAGATTATTTCAATGTTTCCCAAGGCGTTGATCGATGAACTGGCCGAGGTGATTTTGGCGGAAAACACACTGAGCGGGGAAGAAGCAAAAAACTGACACTGGCGGTCTGGTTGCATAAGTTCAAGCTGGACTGCCACAAATGCTCAGACGCCCAAAAGACTGAGCGGGGTTGTGATACCGATTCGCCGATCCCCGGGATGTGGAAATTAAACGATTGGGAGTTTACTCGATGTCCAAGAATACTTGTCGAAAGAAAAAGCGTTGATTATCTAAACGCGTATTTCTTCTTCATCAAAGGCTATCTTCCCAATCCCGGCGGTTGGCTGGATCAACCCGCGAAGTTTGTTGAGGCGGTTATTTTAATCGAGCGGGAGATCGCGCGTATGAAAGAGAGCGAGGAGTAGATGCCTACCAATCGTGAACTTGAGATTGTGATGAAGTTAAAAGACGAGGTCACGAAGCGTCTGCAGGGGATCGAGGGGAACATTCAGAAGTTCGCCAATTCCTGCAAACAGCTTGGCGGGACTATGCGTCAGGTCGGCCGCGAAATATCGCAGGTCGGCCAGAATCTTATCTTCATGGGCGGCGCGTTGACGGGCCCTTTGGCACTCGCATTCAAATCCGCAGAGAAGTATTCGCTATCCGTTTCCAACGAACTAAAACGTCTTGATAATGCATTCATCGGTTTAAGAGTGAGCATCGCCGAGGCATTGTTGCCGGTCGTGCATCAGGTGGCCAATGTGTTCGGTAATTTGCTTAATCTCTGGAATAGGTTGTCGCCAGCGACTCAGGCAATGATTGTCCAGACGATCGCGGTCAGCGGAATATTTTTAACGCTGGGTGGGGTCGTTCTGTCTTTAGTCGGTAGATTTACGCGGCTCGGAGGAATCATTATCGATCTTATCGGAAAGTTTGCCTTGTTTGCACTTGCGAATCCGTGGCTGGTAGGGATCGCGGTGGTGGTTGCGGGCCTTATCGTTGTTTTCTTAAAGTTCAGGGACGTGGCGGTACCGGTTCTGAACGCCATCGAGATTGCATGTCAGATGGTCTATATCGGATTTGTGAAGCTGATTAAATACCTTTTGATTGGGTTCGACAATCTGGCGCTTGGCTTAGAGAAGTTCTACGAGGTCTTGGGCAAGATCCCGGGCAAGTTAGGCGAGCCGTACAGGGAAGCGTCACAGCATATCAAGACGTTTCGGGACAATCTTCAAGGTCTTATTAAAGCGTCTGATATGGAGATGGATAGAGTTGGCAATAAGATATCAAACGTCCTAGTGACCGGCGAAGGCAGTTTAGTTAAAGGATATGACAAGGCAAAGAATGCGATTGCCGGATTTATTGATGCCCTTAAAAACTTAGGTAAGGATATCAAGATTGACGAGGTGGCGCAGAAGTTTGACGCGATTCAGTCTATGGCCGAAGGAACAGCAAGATCGCTGGGGGCGGTGTTTAAACACTTCTTTAGCGATGCTTTCAAAGGCCAAATCGATGATGTCAGAGATTACTTCGCTGAACTTGGCAATATGATGCTGGAAGTCTTGGCAGAAGTTTTTGCCAAGATGATCCTTGTTAAGACCATAGGTTCTATATTCCCGGGCATGATCCCGTTTTTTCATCAAGGTGGAATGGTATATCACTCTGGCGGGGAGGTTTTACCCATAAGGGCGCATGCGGGCCTTGCGATTGATGAGGTGCCGATTGTTGCGCAAACAGGCGAAGGGGTTTTATCCAGACGTGGCATGCGCGCGTTAGGCGGTTCGGAAAACTTGAAATCTCTAAATGAAGGAAAGTCGGCAAAGGGGAGCATAACCATAAATGTGAATCAGGTCATTCAAGCGTGGGACGCTCAAGATGTTTGGCGTAACCGCAAGATGCTATCAAATGCCATTGCAGATGACATTTATAACAACGGCAAGATCCGTTCGGTAATCAGGAGTTACACATGAGCGATTTTACATATCTGCCGGATTTCCTCATTGATGAAGCAGTGGAATATAAGACGCTTGTCTCGGAGTTTGAGAACGGTGCGGAACAAAGACGCCGCAAATGGGCGAATCCACAGCGCAAGTGGACGCTTAGGTTTAACAACAGAATGCATGCGGAGATGACGGATGTTTCAGATT